ATCACCGATTCTTTGATCTTGTTTACTTCCTGCATACGAGCCACCTCGATAGCCCGCTGCTTGATGTTACGGTTATAGTCGCCGCCGGTCATTTGGGCGGTTTCCTCCTGGGCAGTGCTAAAGCCTGCATCCTGCCGCTTAATGGCTGCATCCACTTCCTGTACCGGGTTCAGGTTGGTTCTCGCAGGGCCGTTCCAGGAGCAGGACACATACGCCTTGCGGATGATGGGATCACTGAAAAAACCCGGTGCCTTGATGCGGCCCCTTGCCACAGCTTCCGCAAACCATTCCTCATAGATCGGCTGGCAGAAATCATCCGTAAACCAATCCCGGTGCATACCGCAAGTGCGCCAAAATTCATTCAGCGCGCCGCGGGCAGCGGAATAGCTTGTGGTAAACTGCTTCAACATGACCTCCGGCGGAATTTCCAAGCCTGCGCCGATCAGCCGGATAGTAGCATTGGTGAACGCATCGTATCCGTTTACCGGGTGTTTCGGGTCGGCAAACTGTACCTCCTCGCCGGGTGCCAGGTCAATGATTGCGCCAGGGGCAAGCTCAATGCTGGTCTTGTCCTGTTCGTCGATCCGCTCCTCTGCCGGGATCATTTCGCCAAACGGTCTACCGTCATTGGGTGCCACAGATTTGACGAACACGGTAAACATAGCAGAAAGCACCGCCGCGGTAATTTCCGCATCGGTATATCTTCCAAGCTGTTTCAGTGCCTCCAGCACAGGAGCAAGCAACGGAACGCCTCGGCGCTGGCCGATTCGCTCACGGCTCATAACATGAAGCACATTCCGGCGGCCTGTCTTTGCGCCGTATGCTTCCACCCGGTTCCACTGGATGCCCTCTGCATCCGCCGCGCTGTTACTGCCCAGCGGGTGCCGGTTGCAAATCCAGTAAGCAACCACCATGCCGTCGGCATCAGTTTCCACGCCCTGCACAATGCTGTGGACATTGTGGCCGTTTACGGTGCAGGGTGTCAGCCTATCAAAGCCGTCCGGGCTGCATACCCTGTCAGCTTCGATCAGCTTAATGCGCAGATCGTAGGGCTGGCCCGGATGGGGCTTGAACGGCAGAAGCGAAATTACATCTCCGTTCATCAGGGAGGAAATAAAAGCAAGCTGCTGGAGCTTCCAAAAGTTGTCCACCCGCTCCGCATCGCACACAGAGCTGTCCGCCCATAGGCCAAATTCACGGATGATCTGTGCCTGCAATTTCTCCGTCTGCTCGTCGGACAGGCCCAAAAATTCACCGTCAATCTGCGGGGCAGGCACAAGGCCGCTTGCCACCACATTGGTGCGCATGGTTTTCAGGGCCGCCGCCGCTGTTGGGATTCCCATGTAGGCATCCCGGCTGCGCTGCCGCAGAACATCCAAGTTATCCTCGATGTCCTCCTTGCTGCTGCCGCCGTGGTAGTTCCAGCCCCGCAAACTCTTTTTGGTTTGGTTTGCGCCGTAGTTGCCGTAACCGCTGTCAATAACGGAAAGAGCGGCCCTTGCAGCCGCCCGCTTCGCCGCGTGGATCGGAGCAATAGCCGCCACCGCTCTGTCTAAGATATTCGGTTTTGCCATGCTTGCCCTCCTCACACATCACGAATCACAGCCCGGTATGCCCGGTTTCTTCCGCCGGTCTTTTCCTCGGCTTCTGCCTGGGCCAGCTTTTCAGCCCAGTATTCCATTTCGTTTCGGATCTGTTTCAGGTCAGCCCTGGTCAGCATCCGGCTTCCAATTTGATAGCTTTGGCCGGTTGCCACCGCTTCCTCTGCGGCCAGCCAAGTGTTTAGCTTCTGTTGGCACAATTCTTTGGAGAAAATAGCCATGTTTTACAACCCACCTCTCATTCTGCGGCCTTGCCGTTTTCTCGTCGGCGCTGTGCTCTCGCCCGCCTGCAGGACAGGGTTTGCGATTTCCACCGCCGCCTGTGCGTAGTTTCTCAGGTCAAGCGGTTCATTCCGCTTGTGCTTGCTGTCTTTCAGCTCCCACACGACCACCGGCCTGCCCTTGCGAAAACGCACCACCATTTTTTCGGAGGTCAAGCCCTTAAAATATGCCTCGTCATATCCCGCTTCCTCGTTCATGGGGAAGTGACAGTAGTTTGGGCCTTTGGCTTCATGCCGCAGGCGTTGGTAAAGTAATGCCTTTCCCGCATCTACGCCGATGATAAACAGCGGCGCATTTACGCGGTTGTTGGTGGAGTGCTTGTGGATAAACGGCACATCGCTTCCGCCTTTGCCCTTGATGGCCCACACTTTCCGTTCCCACCGGCTTTTGGTGAAACGGTACACCTGATCGGTGTGGTGTCCGCCGCTGTCCATACATACGGCCAGTATGTTCAGCACCGTGCCATCCTTTTTCCGCCAGCCGGTCAGCAAGAAATTGTCCAGGTCTTGCCATACCTGTTCTTTCAGCATATCGCCGTAAATCTTTTGGTAGCGGATGCCCCAGTTTTCCTTGCCGACACCCCAGCCCACAACTTCAACCTCAAAGCGATCATCCTGTACATCCACGCCAGCGGTCAGCACCAGCACACCGTCCGGCACTTCTGCATCGTAAATCTCCCGCCGGTTGTAAAGCTCGGTATCTTCCACGACCTCGCCGGGTTCTTCCCATGTTTCGCCCAGCTCCGTATTTACCCAAACTTTCATGCCCTCCGGGTTTCCTTGGTCAAGCTGTTCTTTTGCAACCAAGAATTTTTCCACGATCTCGTTCCAGGAGCAAAAAGTGGATGCAAGGGTATTCAGGTGGAATCCTCTTGCGGCCGCCGTCGGGTTCTCCGCCACAAAGCGGCCCGCTTTGCTTGCCGCTTTCCACTTGTATTCGCCGGATAGGCAGCCGCAGCGCTCGCACTTGTAAAGGACTTCCCCATGGGGATTCTCGCTGTCAAAGATCACATTTGCCCATACCAGCGGTTGGTAATGCCCGCACTCCGGGCAAGGCACATTCCACTCCTCGCGGGTGGATTGGTTAAACTCCGTTTCAATGCGGCTGTGGTTCTTGATAACCGGCGTACTGACAAACACAGCCTTTTTATCCCAAAAGGTGGTTTGGCGTTTCTGCGCCAGGCTCAAAGGGTCGCCCTCTGTTCCTGCGCTGGACGGGTATCTGTCCACCTCGTCCGCAAGTAATACCTTGATCGGACGGCTTGCCAGGCCGGTGGCGCTGTTCGCTCCCACGATGGTGATATGACCGCCGGGGAAGTTTTTCTTCATAATCGTGTTGCCGCTGTACCGGCTTTTTACATCCACCTTATCCCGCAGCTCCGGCGTATCGCGGATCATGGGGGCCAGTCTGTCCTTGGAAAAGGTTTGGCCCATGTCCAAAGTCGGTTGCATGACTAATATGGGGGCCGGGGCATACGCCATGTAATATCCCAGCGGGTTCAGTATAAAGGCATCCGTTTTGCCGATCTGTGCGGCAGACATGATAACCACTTTCCGCACATGGGGATCTCCGATGGCATCCATGATCTCCCGCTGATATGGGGCTTTATCTGTGTGCCACCGTCCAGGCTCGGCGCTGGATTCCGCAGAGAGCATCCGATATTCGTCTGCCCACTGGCTGAGTGTCAGTTCCGGGGGCGGCTTCAACGCCATCACACACCGGGCGAACAAGTCCATTGTTGCCTGCGGCAGATCAATCAGGTTTCTTTTTTTCATGGCTGTTTTCTCCGCCGCCACCCATCAGCTTTTGGTATTTCTTCCGCACGCAGTTTTGAAAGGGGCAAAGCACCTTCGTTTCCGAAACATACGCCCGCCAAGGGCAGCCGTCGCACTTATGCCCAGTTTTTTTCTTCTCCATTTTCTTCACCGTCCTGTGATACAAGTGCGACCCGGTAATCGCTCAGCTCCTCCAAGGTTTCGTCAATCGCCGCTTTCAGGGTATCGAAAATCTCCGTTTGGTTTCCGCCCATGGAGGCAAGCGCCGGCGACAACTTCGCGGGCAGGGCAAGGAACCGGCTGCGGATATTCAGGATCATGGTTTTCATACCCCGCTCGATGTCTGCCGTCTTGTGCAGATCACCCCGGCGCAGATCGTTTTCCATTTCTGCCGCCTGTCGCTTTGCCGCTGTCAGCATTGTTCTTTCGTGGGTCAGGCTTTCCTTACCGGCACCGCCCACATAGCGGATATACCGAAGCACCGTTGGCTGGAGGTCATAAAGCCCCGGCTTGTATTCCTCAATTACGCCCTCGTCACGGAGCTGCCGCACCCGGCGCTCGGTCAGGCCGATCCACTGGGCCACTACTTTGCTTGTGTATAGGGTCATTCTTCATCCTCCAAATCCACGCCGTCCTCGTCGGCATCGGGAACCGTCACCGCACCTGTCGCCCGCATACGCATCAGCTCCAGGCGCTCCTTTTCCAACCCTATCCGCTTCTCGCTTTCCTCCAGCCCTCGCAGGCTGTCGGCAATTTTGGCGATACGGCCCTGGACTTTGTATAGGGCTTCCTGCAATTTCATGGCCCGGTTAAAGGCGCTGTCCTTGCTGTACATGCCCATGTTCTGCGTGGCACCGTCTTTTCGCTCCGTGCCTTTGCCGCCGGGTACACGCATATCAAGTAAGCTGCTGACATACAGGGTATCTTCCGGTGCCTTTTCGTACTCGGCAATTTTGGTCAGTATCTTATGCTCCCGGAATTTCAGGATCTTCATTTCGTGTTCCAGTGCCTCCTTGCTCCCAAGTGGCGTTTGTTCCACGATCTTCAATTCATCCTCGGTCAGCATATCAAAAAAGACGGTGCTATAAGCTCCGTCCTTTTCCGCATTCTTGTTGCCCGCTGGCGCACCCGCATGGCTGCCAGCGGCATTTCTTTTTCCCTTGCTGTTCTTATTGCCCGGCTGACCGCCCCGCTTTTTGGGCGGCAGGGCTTCATCCCACTTGTCCGCGTTCTTCCAATTCCGCAGGGTTTGGTATGTAACATCCAGCTCTTGGGCCAGCTCCCGCAGGCTTACTTTTTCACCCTTGGCTTTTCGGGCGATATATTCAGCCTTGGCGGTGTCGCGCTTCTCGCTCCGCTTCGGCATTTCGCACCTCCAAATACGCATCGCCCCGCCACCAGGCAGGGCAATAGAAAAGCCCACAGCGGTATTTCTCCGCCGTGGGCCTTGTTTCCACACTATGATCTTAGCACATAAAACCTGCGAAAGTTGCTAACTCCGAAAAAATATTTTTACTCTACTACGATATTGCCTGTTGTTCTGTTCCATTTGATATTCAAGGTAACATTATCGGTAGCATTGATATTTACGGTTTTGTTTCGAAAACTACACGAAAAGGCTACATTGTGTGCTCCCGCTGTGATGGGAATATTCAGTGTTGCGCCATTGTCAATTTTATATTCAGCATTTCCATCAATTACGATTGTAATAGCCGGGTTTACAGCAAACCATTGATTAGCTCTGTTAATTGTCAAGGTGAAGCTATCTGCGCCGTCTACGGCGGCAACCTCGTTTGTCGCCGGTGTTATACCTCTCTCAATCTCCAAAAACGCCTGTTCGTTTTCAAGCACATAGCCCCGAACCGCCACAAGATAGTATACGGAGCCGATAACGCCGATAACACCGCCGATCAAAAGATTGTAAATCAGTGTAATAATCGGGCCAGCCAGGGGCTTTACCTTTGCTATAATTCCGGTAGGATTCTGCGGAAACGCCTTGCTGTATTTCAAATCCTGGATAGAAGATATTAAATTCAAAACGCCAACGATCAAGAGAAACCACGCGCCTACTAAACCTAACAGAATTTGGATTGCCGCAACGACAATCCAAATAATGCCGTTTGTTTTGATCCTTTTTGAGATAACATCAACAACAGATGGCTTTCCATATGTCTGTGAAAACCCTTGCCCTGTTTGATTATTTGCCTGGGGAATCGCGCAGCCGCATTTAACGCAGACAACAGCATGTTCATTTACTTCGTTTCCGCAATATGTACAATATCTTGCCATACTTTTTCCTCTTTCCTTTTGAACAAAATTAAAAAGTGCGGCTACCGAAGTAACCGCACTAAAACGCAAACTCCGATAGTCGCCAAACCAATCTGCACAAACGAGTTGCCCCACACGAACAGAAAACGGAATTTGCATTTTTAACAAACCCAGTCTATTCGCATACGGCCTAATCCCAAAAGGGTAGACTTCCCCTTGGAATTGTGTTTGTGCATTTATTCAGATTGATTTGGCTTTTGTATTATATCGCATATTGTCGCAAAATTAAAGTGCTTTGTAAAAATTTTCTTATCTTGTCCACCCCCGGAAGCAGTTTGCAGTGCAGCTCCGGGGGATTTTTATGTGCCGCCACCCTTAATTTCGCCCCTTGTCGCTTTTTGACCCCCCCTCTCGTGCATTTCCGGGGGATCGAGGAAGTGGTTTTTTAACCCCAAACCTACGAAAATTTTGGGCTGCGGCACCCGCAAAGAGCGCGTGTGCGCGCGCAGTACCTTTCGCGCGCGTGCGCGGGCGAATTGATCCGGGCGTGTGTGCGTTGCGTGTTGAATCGCCTGCGGCTGGGCGTTACCTGGGTGCGGGCGTTTAGCTTTTTGGGCCGGTTTGGCCGCCTGTGTCTGCTGGCCCCTGGGGTGGCCGGGGGGTATGTTGCCCGGCTGGAGGGTGGGCGGCTTTTCCTGTTGGCCTGGGCGGGTGTGTGTTGCCTGTGCGCCTGGGCTGGCGTTGCGTTGGCCTGCTGGCGTGTGCGTGTGTGCGTATGGCTTCCGGGCCTGTCTGGCCTGCGTGATCTGCTGCCACCTGGGAAAATTCCCAGCTTTTCCCGGCCCGGATCGGTGGGACCGTTCCGGCGGCCTGGCGGAGCTGGTGCCGGGTGGATCGTTGGCCGGGCCTGCTGCCGGTGCCGTTTGTCATGTGTGGCCGCTCATGTGGGCGGGTATGCGTGTATAGTCCGGGAGGAGATGCCGGGGGGCATTATGGCGTGGCTTTGGGTCTGCTGTCTGCTGTGGATCGTTTGCC